AAAGATAAGTATTTCAAAATTGCCTCATAGACTTCAAGCTGATTAGCCCATCTGCGCCTATGTCCGAGGGCGGCTTCTTGAATTGTAAGTTTGCTTTTTAATTGGCTGATTTTTCGGGCAAGGTAATCCTTGCAGTGCTGGTGTGTCATCATGGCTGGCTTGACTTGATAAATAAGGTCATTCGTATAAGTGCTTCGGCCCTCATACTGGGCAGGCACTTGGCTTATATTTACACTAGAAAGGAAGGTCATCTATGTTGAAATTATCGTTTAAGTCCGGAGCTAAAATTTCCGGTGTTGGCAAGTAAGCATTTAAGTTAAGAAGGCCCAAAATTCTATTCATCGGGTCACCACCGTTAAACATAAACCTCCGCTTTGGATAATTGTACTCAAACTGAATAAAGCCTCGCTTACCAACTTCCTTACGCTTAATCTTTTTGGTGTGCAGCTCACAGGTTGGGTCATTTGGATGAGTATAGAATAAAGGCCTATGATAAATCAGGATGTTCCACATTTTGTTATTCCACATAGCTCCTCCGGCTAAATCATAGACATCAGGACAAGGATAATTATCCTGGTTATTCTTTTTGCTGCCTCCCTTAGGATGGCTCAAGATGAAAAAGTAAACATTGTTTATGTTAGCAAATCGGGCAAAGTCTCCAAGAACTTGGCTTAGATATTGATCATCTCTTCCTCCAGCTCTGCTTATGTCATTGTCCATCTGATTGAATGGATCAATAACTACACCATCAACTTTCTCCTTTATGATAAGTTCTAGAAATCGCTGCTTGATGTAAGCCGGAGTAGGACTTTCACTTTCAGGATAAATGTAAAAGAAATGGTCGCTCACCCAACGGTATGCTTTTTCGTAAGCCTCTTTAGTTGGTCTGTTGTTACTTTTTGGAGAGCATTCCTGACCAAGTAACATTTCGACAAGGTCATGGTAAAACATTTCGGCAGGATTGTCCTCCGGTGGGAATATGGCAAACTTTCGCCCATATAGAGCAGCATGGCAAAGCATCATAAACTTCATTATGCTGGATTTACCATGATTGCCATGACCTGAGAGAAGAGTAATTTCTCCTCTCCTAAATTTGAATAGATCATCAAGAATAGGAACTCCGATATTGTCAAGAAATGGCAATCCTTTTTCCAGCAAGTCCAGAGCCTTGTCCATGACTGAACTTCCATAGACAACATCTTTAGCCGGGATGGATGTATCAAATAGCTCGGCTGGAGGCGCAACATCAATCTCCATGAGTGTCTTGCTATCTATGACTTTCCCAGCAGTCATTTCAGCAGTGCCAAATTGATTGGCCCAGTATCGGTAGGCATTGGCTATTGTCTGCTCACATTCCTTACGGGTAAAGCTGGTATCATTAGCCAGGAACTGATTATCACAAAAGGCTAAGCAATCATATTGATCTACTCCGAATCGGCAACATGCTCCTGCAAAGCATAGGATAAAGTGATTTCTCTGCCCATCTTGAAAGTATTGGTTTTTGCTTGCAGTCCATTTGAGAATCTTCGGGATTAGTTCAACCTTACTTTCATAGGTGGGCATTTGCAATCTCTCATGCCTGATGTAGAGCTTGAAAGGTATTGCCTCCTTGTTGATGTATAAGTCAGGGTCATAGCTTTCAAAGCATCCTCTGGCTATGTCCTTGTTGGCCTTGTCTGCCTGGCAATAGTCAATGGTCAGCGCATTAAAGTAATCCAGCAGTGCCTCATATTGTTCCTTATACTTTTCGGCATCGGCTATCCGCATAAGTGCTTTCAGGCCTCCTCTTGGAGACACCCAGCAGGCATAGGTGTAAGGCTCAGAAATGATGATAGTTTGCAAGTCTCTGAGCTGATCAGGTTGCACATCATCCCAGTCCATAATGGCTAAACCGGATGCCTTTTTGAAAGCAACGGCTGCTCTTCTTGTGAACTGTCCTGAGAAGCAGATAAGAGGCAGCTTGTTCAGCTTAAAGTCTTTCTGCTGCTCTGGGTCTTGAATTGACCTGAGCTGCTCAATCAGTTCTTTTGAAGTGCCATTCTTAATTCTGTCCAGCACCATGTCTACCGGAAAAAACTTAGGATCATCAACTGTCCTGAAGTTGTCAAAAAAGGTAACAGTCATAGGGTAGATTTGATTTGATTAATGAAGGCAATATGGTCAAAGTCCGCAGGAACAAGCTCTGGATATTTAGGCTTCTCAGGCTGATGTCCTACTTTCAGGCAATGGCGAACATAGTCTCCATAATTGCTATGGACTTCCTGCCTGAGTAGTATAGGGTCATGCTCTGGCTTTGGAGGATAGTAATTTTGACTATCCTGAGTAGCCACAGGAACAAATGTGTTTGAGCTAAATTTGTTTTTACTATGCCAAGTGGCTAACCTTTTTGCAATGTCAAAAAACTTTTGAGCCTCAAATCTCATTTTGCCTTTTTGGTCAGTTTCTGTCCAATAGTTTCCAAAGGCAACAATCATTAAATCTCCATATTTAGGCTCATATTGCTTTAACGCTTCTTTAAACTCTTTTTCAGTCTTAATTGGTTTATTGGTTTGTTGGTTATTAGGTTTAACTATTGGGTCAGGTGGTTGCTCAGATGCTTGCTCAGTTGGTGTGTCAAGTGGTGTGTCAAGTGCTTGCTCAAATTTTGACAAAGCAATTATGGAAGCATTATGGTATTGATTGCTAGATTCACGAATTAACTTTATGAATCCATGCTCAATTAGGTCATTAAAAATTTTCTTGTAAGTATTTCTGCTACCTATTGAAAGCACTTCCATTGTGTGCATTCTTGGAAGCCCAAACTCTGATTTTTGACCAAAGTAATTCCACCGATCAACGATGTAGAAATAAAACTCAGCATGAGCTGATGATAGTTTGCCTGGATTATTAAATCTCCATTCAAACCATTGCCTGGTTAATTGATAGCCATTCATAACTCAGGCATTTTTAATGTCATGTTGATAAAATTCAATAATTCGACAGCTTGACTTTTATCAAACTCTACACAATTTTTTGCGTGCCATCTGCCTTTTTCAAACTCTAAAATTGTTAATTGGTAAATCTCAGGGAAGTGAAAGTATTCTAATTCAAATCCACTTTCTGACTCTTGATTTTTTGCCTTAATTTTTGATGTTATAATCATAAAAACAAAAACCCCATCCGGTGTTCCATGTTGAGACCAGCCAAGGAATAGGCTGACATGTACTGACCGAATGGGGCTTTAATATTTTTCATATCCTTTATTTTACCCGGGTCTCAATCGGGGGCTTTCGCCGTTGCAAACTTAACTACTTTTCCTGAAAGGCATTGATATGATCAAAAAACTTTTGCACCTCTTCCTCGCCCATGTCAAATATCTGCCAGACTAAATCAACCACAGCTGAGTTAATATCATCTTCTGCCTGGGCCATCTCTGGGCCTAGATGATTGTGCAGAAACTTCTCGAATTGGGTGGCCTCATTGAGCAACCTATTGAAGTGCATCTTAACCTCTCTCTTGAGCTTAATGTCTTCTGAGTGCTTAATGACATAGCCTGTCTCTAGCACTCCCCTGATGAAACAGGTGAACTTAGTGAAGTCTCTCATGCTCTAATGCACCAGGCGAAAAGAACGGTCATTCCAATGGCATAGGAAGCCATGACAATTGAGAAGGCCATCCAGCCTTTGTGATGCCTCTGAGATTCTGATAGCTCATGATCTAATTGGTCATGCTCATTGTGCCACCATGAGACAGCCTCAGTTAGTAGCTCAATCTCTTTCCTGAGTTTGGCATTCTGCTCCTTATGGTAGTCTCTTGACCTCCTATGGTTGTCGCTATGCCTTCGGCACTCTGACAGGTCTGCCTTTAGTTTATTGATTTCTTCCATAAAATTATTGGTTAGATTTTTTTGCAAATAAACTGCAATAATTAGAATGGAAAAACTCTTGCTAAAAAATCAGATAAAAACCATGATGGTGTTCTTAAACCACCATAGGCTGGCAGCTTTGCGAAGTTCCTTAGTAAGTAGGTCATCTAAATAGTAACCTCTGCTCTGCATCTGTTGCATGATGTAGTCATTAGTCTGGCAATTGACATGACCATCACCTACCTGACCAGGTATGGCCCAGGATAAGATGATAAATCCCTTTTCATCATCGTTGCAATGTTTCGTGATGTTGTTAAGGAATGTCTCCTCAAACTCTGCCGGAATGTGTTCGCCCACTTCCAGACTCATCACGCACTTAAACTTTTTGTTTAGGTCAAAGTCCTTGCTGAAGTCTAAGACCTTGCCTAATCCCTGGGTGAGCTGCTCAGTGTATGGGTTTCCATCGTAAGCCTCCACCACTATGTTGTGCCTACCGAAGAAACGAACATAAGCACCAGTGCCACATCCAAAGTCCACCAGAGTATCGCACTTGCGAGCCTTGAGTATTTTCAAGATTGCGCCTGCCAGCCTGCTGTCATGGGCATGGCCTTCACGATTGGGATTCTCCCAAAATCCATTTTCATTTATTTTCATAGGTCACATTGTTTAATTCGTAGTACCAATCTATTGCTGCAATAACTTCCTCCAGAGACCAGGAGATTACTACCAACCAATTGCGATCAACTAACTTGTCCAACTGGATAAGCTGCTGCTCTGATGGCTTATTATAGCCTACCTTCAGCTCTATGGCTAAGCCTGAGTACCCATTTCGCTGATCAAGTATCAGGCAATCAGGAATGCCAGCCTTAACTCCCATATCCTTGAGCTTTAATGCCTCCAGAGCATGCCTGCTGCCACCATTCGGGCAGTGAAACCAAAATGCGTTTTTTGCATTAAGGTACTTGGCTACTGACTTCTGGAATGCATCCTCATTGCCTCTGTACTTTGGGTATTTTTCATGACCCTTGAGCTTTATTAGTGGAGTAAGCATTTCAAAAAAAAATCCTGCCAAAACCTTTTGCAGTTACTTTTGCAAACCTAAGCCAAAATTGAAAATATGGACTGTTTAAAAATTAGCGACTTCTGCCGGAAGTATAAACTGCCAAATCATAGATATACTAGATATAAGAGGCTATTTCACACGAAGCAAGTCGAAGGCTATGTGAACCGCTGGGTAAAGCTGGATGACTATAACTTAGCCCTGGTAGAGGAGATTCTGAGCCACACCGGAACTAGGAGGAAGAAGATGAGATACACTTTGGATGCCTTCTGTGTGAAGTATGGCCTGACCGATGAACACTTTAAAAAAGTGTGCCACCGGATGCAGCTGGAGGATCATGATGGCCAGCTTATGGTCATAGATTCAAAGCACAATTATGCCCTCCTGAAGCACGGGAGGCTGATTAGGAAAAATAATTGAAATATTTTTGCAAATAATTTTGCAGATATAATTTCATCTATTATGTTTGCCTCAAGTTTAACAATAACCAATAACAATTAAAGACATGACAACAGCACAATTATCACAGCGCATTGATGCCAGCAGAACTACTTCCTACGGGCATTACAAAGTAACCATTCAGTACAGAGGCAAGCAGTATAGCTGCATCAGCACAGACTCTATGGCCTATGACAGGTACATGGATGAAGATGCTAAAGGCAGAGGCATCTATACTCAATTAGATGCTCTGAAGTCTTTTTGGAATGAGTGCAAGCGTAAGAATAACCTATTCTAATATGGCACAATTAATCAAAAGTTACCCAGCAGAACCACACAAAAATAGAATAGTTTGGAGTGGAGACTTAGAAACAATGATAGCACATTTAAACGAAATTGAAGCACGAACCAAAAGTCAACAATTAAGCAAATGTGGAACTGTATTTACTGAATTTGCAAGAATTGATGATTTGACCTTAAACACTTGCATTTACAGAAACATTGATACTGATGATGAAGAAACTATTGATGTTAATTACACAGTATTCCTATAATGAAGAAAAAAAAACAAGGGGAGGCGCTCGGCAAGGGAAACCCTCCCATTTTTTCCCATGACCGACAATCACCCTCAACTGCCATTCAAGGATCAATGCATCCTTATTGGCAAGCTGCTCATCATCTGGATAGTAGCAGCACTTTTTCAAGCACTTTAATTTTTGTTTCACTTATATAATTTAAACCAATGGCGATTATCGCAAAATCTACCGGAGAAAGCACACAGAGAGAGCTTATCCCTGCTGGCACTTATGTTGCCAGATGTTACTCAGTTGTTCACCTTGGCCACATTGTGCAGAAGTACATGGGCGAGGAGAAATTAGTAGACCTTGTCAGGTTTACCTGGGAGTTACCTACTGAACTTAAATGCTTCAATCAGGACAAGGGCATGCAGCCTTGTGCCATCAGCAAGGAGATGACCTTTAGCTTAAATGAGAAGTCCAATCTTAGGGCCATGCTTAATGCCTGGAGAGGTAAGGCACTGACAGAAGAAGAGGCTAAGGCCTTTGACCTTGCCAAGCTCATAGGCGCACCGTGCATGATCAACCTCATTCATCAGCCAAGCAAGTCTAATCCTGAGAAGGTCTATGAGCGCATAGCAGCAGTAATGCCAATGATGAAGGGCATGACATGCCCTCCGCAGCATAACCCATCAATGGAGTTCTCAGTGTTGGAGTTCAATCGTGAGAAGTTCATGACCTTGCCATCATTCCTCCAGGAGATGATCACCGGAAGCAAAGAGTATCTGGCAATGATGAAAGCACCAGCTCCGGCTGCACCTGTCCGCACAGGCTATGAGGACAAGGTTGGTCATATTGTAACCAATGCCACTGAGCAGCGCACACTAGTTGAAGAGATTGATGAATTACCGTTTTAAGTCATGGCAACACTCTGGGAACTAACACAAGAAGAACTCTCCTTCATCGCTTTGATGGAGGAGAACGGTGGTGAGGTCAATGATGAGATCATTGAGGAACTTGCCATCAGAAAAGAGAACTTTAAGTATAAGGCTGAAGCCTATGCCAAGTTCATTCTGAAGCTCGAATCAGAGGCTGATCAGGCTGCTGCTGAGATTAAGAGAATCCAAGCCTTGAAGAAGGCCAAGGAGAACACCGTAGCCAGACTCAGAGAGTCACTGCTGGCTGCTCTTATGGTCTTTGGTCAGGAAGATGCCAAGGGCATCAGGAGATATGAGACTCCACTTGCTAAACTAAGCACTCGCAAGAGTCAGGCTGTTGAGGTAATTAATGAAGACTCTATTCCTCCTGCATTCTGGATAATCAAGAAGGAGGTGTGGAAGTCTGAGATAAGTAAAGCCATCAAGGATGGTGAGTTCGTGCCAGGTGCGCAGCTCAAGGATAACATCAGTCTGAGCATCCGGTAGTTATTGGTTAATGTATAAATGGTATAATGAAAAAGGGAGGCTTTTGGCCTCCCTCTTTTTTTTAACCTCCTATTGATTAAGGAGCAACAGCAGTAACGAAGTCAGCAGTGAATATACCATTCACACCCTCGTTCACATCTCCGGCAGGGAACATGCCATCATTCGGAGAGAAGGAATCATAAGCCATGCTAATGAAGACCTGGTATTCCTCGGTGCATTCACTTGGAAGGATGCGGAAATCAGCAGACACACGCTCAAGGCCTGGAAGAGGAGCAGTGAAGCGAGTCATTGTGCCGATGTTGCCAAACTGACCAACATACTCAAGGAACGGAGTGAACACGATAGAACCAGGAGCAAAAACGATTGCACCCTCTGGGCCACCAAGTCTGGTGTTGGCATTAGGATCAAAGTAGAACTCAGCAAGTCCGGTATTCTCACGAACGGTTGCAAAGTTGATACCATTTGCGCCCTGACCGAAGTAGCGAGAGTCATTCATCCATACACGCTGAAGTGCGCCAGAGCCACCGATGATGATAGGTGCGCCATTGAAGCCTGTGTTCATGTAGTTCTGCTTCATTGCGAACAAACCAGCAGCATAGATTGAGCCATCAGCACCCTCAACAGTGTAAGATGGATTGGCAGTGCCGCCATACCAGTTACCAGCAGCAGCCTGAATCTGAGTAAGCAGATCATCATTGACAGCCTGAATCAGAGCATTCGTAGAAAGTTGGATGTCATTGTAAAGCTCACGAACAACAGATAGCGCACCCTGAGCAGCACCGATACCAGCTGCACGCTCTGCGATCATGCCCGGTGAATTTGCCCCGGTAATTTGAATCAGAGAACTATATGCGTCACAGTATGAGCGAAGTTGAGCCTCGGTCATTGTGAAGGAAACCTGCTTGAAATTGTTAATGACAAGAGTCTCCTCAATGTAGTTCATCTGTGGGCCAGCCTCGCATGACTTGGTATCAACCACATCAGAAGGAAGCTGACGCTGCTTGTAAACAACACGAACCTCACGGTTATGGCCTGTGCCATTGTCATTAGCCTGACGAATGATTTGGCCTGCACGCATGTTTGAAGGATCAGTCAAGGCAGCAAGAGTGCCACCCATGATGTTCACATTAGCCGGGTTGTTTATGAGATTGTCTGAGAGCGAGGTTAAGATCGCTGGGCAGACATTAGCTGTAGATAATGACATTTTCTTAAATCAGTTTAATTGATTTTGTGAGCAATGCTGTCAATCTGCGCAAGGGCAGACCTAACTGCATGCGGAAGTTGTGTGCCTTGGCTTACTACTGGAGCAGCCGGAAAGTTGGGTGTGCCTGCTGCGTAAGAGTTCGGATTAGAGCCACCAGCTCCTTGCTCTTTAAGCAGCTTATTCTCCTGCAAAACTAATGCAGAAAGGTCAGAATAACTAAACTCCCTGCCATTGTGGACAAGTGGAAGAGTAGGGTCTTTGGCATTGACTAGCTTGGCAGCATTGCGCTCAGCATCATAGATAATCTGACCATCAAGCTGAGCCAACTTACGCTCAAGAACTGCCTGGTAAGCTGGCACTCTAGCTGCTTCAGGTATCTGATCGTTCCACTGGATGCCGTTGAGCTGTGTCTGTTCCCAGAGAGATTTCATTTTGCTGACATACCTCTGCTCAATCAGGCTCTTGTCTGCCTCTGCCTTATTAACCAAGTCATCATACTTAGCCTGGGCTTCTGCCATCTTCTTAAGGAACTCCTCGCTCTGGTTGGTATTGACTGAGTTCTTAGCCTTCTCTTCCAAGTCCTTGAGCTTCTTAAGGGCCAGCTTAATCTTGTCTCCGCTGTTCTTAGTTACCTTCAGTTCCTCAATTGAGTTACTGTCCAGACCGTACTCTTTAGCCATGCGAACTATCTCCTCATCATAGCCCATCATGTAGTTGCTGATGAAGTGCTTTTTTAAGTCAAGACTAGTTTTGGCAAGTTCAAAGTCAAATAGGTTAGTATTAAACCTGTTGCTTACTGCCTCCGGCACTTGAATGTCATTCAGAGCAGAAGCACTAATCATAAGGTTAAACTCAGGATCATCGCTCACTCCGGCACGCTTGGCCTGCTGAATTAAAAACTCCTTGATGTTCATAGTGGCAATTCGTTTAGATCATTGGTGATAAAATTTGAAGGATTGTCCAGGTCATTCTCTGCTAGCTCCTCCACAACTACTTTCTTCTTGCGCTTTGGCTTCTCTTCTTCCTCTGTCAATGAGGCCTTCATTTCTGCCTCCATTTCAGCCCGGAGCTGAGCCTTGAGTTCCTCTTTGAGTTTATTAAGAACCTCAGGATTGCTTAGCGGGTCTTGAGCAATTGGCTGCATTACTTTACCGATGTAAAGCTCACCCATTGGCCTGATCTTAGACCAGCTGAATGAACGCTTATTGACTGGTTTAGAAAGTTCACGAAGGGCAGCAGCAGCATTCACATTGACTTCATAAGGAATGTCCTGTGCGCCTGTTGCCGGGTTCATTTGCCAACGAATTACTTTAACTAAAGCCCGGTTGCCATCCTTCCTGATGGCATCACGGATGTACTGTAGATTATCCATTTATGATTGTTTAAAATTTACTAAGTATGGCGAATTTGACTTTTCATGCCAGCACCTCTGAACTCCTGTCCAGCTATATGAGGTTTAAATCCATAGGCTCTGCAATCACTCTGCATGTCTGCTGTCATTGCATCAAGGCCATTGGTCTGCCGATATGTGCGGTCAAGCCAATCAAGTGCAAGCTCATTGGTGATGATGTAGGCATGTGTTAGCCACATACCATCTCCTTTCCACAGGCCCGGCAGCTCAGGAATATCAACTGCCTCAATTGTCTGAGGCTTATATCCTGCATAATAGTTCCAGCCTAGGTGAAGGAAATCAAATTCCGGGAGCTTATCCCAGTTATTAATTAGGTTCTTAAGCATTTCAAATTCGAACCTGGCATCATCCTCCAGAATTAGCGCAGACTGATGACCATTTTGGACAATTTTATACCAAACTTCACGATGGGAGGCACAGCATCCTATCTCGCTGATGCTCATGGATGGCCTGTTAAGTGATTTCTTGACCGAGTTGTCTACCCAGTGAGTGATTATGTTGCCAGTGTTAGCTAGATGCCATTCAGCTTTTTCACCGTGTTGGTCTGTTAGTCTGATGCTGTCTAGATACTCAATGAGCTTATTGCGCCTGACAGTTGCCTTCTTGAGGCTTATAAAATAAATGTGATCAACAGGTAACTTCACAACTGATGCGTTCGGTGACTTGGAAGTCAATGGAGAAAAAGTAGGTCTCAAAATTTCTCTCCGGAATGCCGAAGTATTGGGTTGCGATTGCTTTCGAGTTAAAATCCGTGCCTGCATAAGTTATGCCTTTAGTGCGATTGATAATAGATGTAATGCCAAACTCGGCATTCTCAAAAGTTGAGTTAGCAATGAGCTTAAAATTTACTGTCCTCAGCAGGCTTGTGGCTCTGCCTCCGGCAGGTGAGGCCTCAACAGAGGCAGACTCACGAATAAAGAATAGCACCAGAGAATAAGTATCATTGACTGCGCAGTAACTGTTCCCATCCTTAGTTACATAGTTGCCTGCACTGCCTTCAAGAATGCTCTCTACTGCTTCGCCATAGTTGAGCATCTTATTTCCCACGAATGTATCTGCCAGATTTTGGCATAGGTCTTTAATTGCGCTCTCAACTGTTACCTTAGTGACTTTCATTTACTCAGGATTTCAATGGCTAGTCTATTGATTATTTTAAGTGATTGCTCTAGCTCCTTATCGCTCAATTCAAATATAGGGCCAAAACGCTCTTCCAGGTAGCCTGCAATCTTAGCCTGCTCTGCTGTTGTGAATGTTATGCCATAAGCTGTGTCAGAAATAGGCACAGGTCTCCAGCTTGCCCACATTGCCCCGGTCAAAGTCAAATCCATATAGGCGGTCTGAAGGCCTAATGATCTGCGGAAGTCAGCATAGCCATAGAATTCATCTGTATCGCCAAAGGCCTTCATTCTCGCTTTTACCTGCTTCTTACTAGCAATCTCCCCAAACTTCCTGCTGATGGGGCTTCCCTTGCCAATAACTCTGGTTGAGTCATAAGGAGGAAGCTCAGAACCATCAGACTTTCTTCCGCTATCCTGCACTCTATCGCTTACAGCTGGGGCAGCATAAAGAGCAGCTGCTCTAAGCACCTTGTCAGCTTTGGAGGCCTCTCTAAAGTTCTTGAGCTGTTGCTTCAGAAATTGAGAAGTGGAGTCATAGACAGGCATAATTTATTTTTGAAAATATTTTTGCAGATAATTTTCCTTTGCCTTTATTGCATCACAAATCTAACCAATTAATTTAACATGAATTTTAACGATGTAATTGTGCGCATGGATTCACTTAACATGATGTGGGTGGACATTAAGGTGAGAGACATTAAAGTCGTTCACCGTGCTTCTCTGATGGGTGGCAGATTCTGCATCTATGAACTTTACGGTCAGCACTACATGAACTTCACGCATAAGGCTGAGAGGGCATTCTTCAATTTCTATGGCCTTCAAATAACAGAAGAGCAGTATCTGTTTCAGATTCAATCATGGGGCAATGACTCTTTTGAGGTTAAGGCAGGCACTGAGTTAATCTTAGCCGATAATCTTTACTTCATTTAATATGTTCAACCGAGAAATGAACAGAGAGATTAAGAATGGCCTTTTCACAGGCCTGTTCTGGATACTTTATTCCATACTTATAGGATTACTATTTATCAAATTCATAGCTTACTTAAATGGATAGAGACATAACAGTCTGCCTGACCAGCTGCGGCAGGTTTGACCTATTGGAGAAAACCATCAGCAGTCTAGTTACCTATTGGGATGGTGAGCCACCAGCTGCATTCCTGATCCATGAGGACTCAGGACTTATACCTGCTGAGTTAGCCTTTGAACTTAACCAATTCCTGAGAAGGCATTGGCAGATTGAGGCTGAATGGTCAATGAGTATTTATGCTGGCCAAGTTCATGCCATAGACACTTTATATCAGAAGGTAAAAACTCCTTACATATTTCACTGCGAGGATGACTGGGAGTTTTATCAGGAGGGCTTTATTAATGACTCTAAGGCTGTGCTGCAACTTGACCGAACCATCTACACTGTCTGGCTCAGACATCCATCTGATCGCAATGGCCATCCGGTATTAAGTGGCACAAGGATAGCGTTTAATAATGTTAGGTTTCAGGAGATGGCGGGTAATTTTAGAAGTCACAATCAAACCTGGCATGGCATGACCTGGAATCCGGGTCTCCGTAGGCTCTCAGATTATATTGCTGCTGGGCCTTTCTCAAATTTCTGCGAGTGGAATACCAATGACCACTATGCAACTGAATTAGCATTCAATGCTCACTACCGGAAGCTAGGCTTTAAAGCAGCTACACTTTGCAGAGGTTTTATCAAGCACATTGGAAATGTAAATACAACCAAGAAACTTCAGTCAAAGTGAAAACAAAAAATGTAAATCATTGGGAATACCCATATAATTTAAAAAAATGAAAGCAACATTGATTTTTAACCTTGATAATACAGATGATGAACTGAATCACAAGAGGTGCATAAAAAGCCTAGACATGGCTTTGTTCATCTTTGATTTCAGCAATAAAATCCGCAGGCTGGTGGACACCTCAGAGGATGGCAAGTACATTAATGAGGAGCATCTCTGGAATGCCTGGAATGAATCTCTGGAAGCCTATGACATCAACATAGACAGGCTAGTAATATGACACAGCTTGAGCAGCTCAGAGTGATTCTAATGAAGGAAATTAAGACCAAGCAATGGCTGGCAGATCAGCAGTCAAATAGTCTAAAGACCAGATATTACTTTGCCGGAGGGCTGGCTGCTTTACACTATATCAAACACATAATTGACAGATTGATAAATGAACCAGAAGCTAATTGAGAAGCTGGAGCGAGAGATCATAGCACTCCAGGATGAGCAGACTGCTATACTCAAGAAGAAGTATAGCTTAGAGGATCAGCTGAGATTGCAGAAGAAACGCATTGCTGACCTTGAGCTTCGAGAGACTGATGCAGTCGAAGGTAAGAAAGGCTGGCAGAAGTTCTCTGCATTCTTGTTGGCTATCTGGTTACTTGTCCTTTCACTCCTTGGCATTGAGCGTAAATGATTGCAATAGGTAGCATTTTTAAATACTTTTCGCAAAAAAATGAATAACTTAAAACAAGAGCTTATTAAGATTTTAAAGGAGAACATTGAGTTCTTCTATAATAAAAACCAGGATAAGATGGTAATCAACTTTGATTATTTGGCTGACCAAATCCATGACTATGTAACAGATGATGGACTCACCCAGATAATTAATAAGATTAATCTCAAGGCCATCAGAGGCAAGGGAGAGCAATCATTCATTGATGGTTGCGATCTTGATGACATAAAGGAGAGCTATGGGCCACAGCACTACGAAAAGGAAATCTATGTTGATGGCTTTTGGCAGGGATACCTGGAAGCATATCAAGACACAACAGGCCTACATCTACCTCTGCCATGACCGAGCAATCACCCATTGAAGAACTCATTGCTTTCATCATTCAGAATGAGGGCAAGGTTGATGTCAATGACATCCTGATTAAGGCCGAACTCATCAACATGAGATCAAAGCCAAGGCATGCTGGATGGTACTTTAACGGAGGCCTTTACCGTGACATAGATGAGCTAAGTGGCAGAACCATGTCAGAAAACAATCATCCAAAACCTATCTATTATTATCCGTGAACATGCTGGACTATTGGGATGAACCGCATTATGAGAAGCCTCTTCATAAACATATTGAGCAGATGAAACAGAATCACGATGCTATCAATCACCCTCAACATTACGGAGGCTCTGACAACACCTATGAGGCAATCAAGGTCATTGAGGCTTGGGAGCTTGGGTTTAACCTGGGCAATGTAATTAAATACATATCCAGGGCAGGCAAGAAGGGAAGCAGGATTGATGACCTAAAGAAAGCCCAGTGGTACTTAACAAGGGAGATAGAGAAGCTGCCGAAATTCTAGTGGCTTAACACATCGTTGATTTCAGCGAGGTGTACCTTATGGTATTATACCTTTTCGGATATAATTTGACCATAATTGCACAAATTATACCCTAACGCATATAATTACCGTTGATTAATGCAGGCTAAGGCCTGACAAATCCCTGCTGAATCAGGCCAGCATTATCACAGTTGAAGCATAAGCCCTCACCTCTCAGGTTCAGCTGCCTTGCCCAGATTGCTAGGCTCTGCTGATAGCCATCCAAGAAGGTAGCCATTGCTCTCTCGGTAAACTCACGGTTGCCTTGACTGAAGTAGTTGGCTCTGGGGCTGGCTACCTTCTGCCATAATATCTGGTAGCATAGCAAGTTCGCCCAGGCATCTACTAAAAACTCCCTCTGTTGGCAGATGAATGAATCAAGTGAGCAGACAAGCTGAGCATCTATGTATATTCCTGACTGGCTGCTGTTCTGAGACCAGCTACTTCCGAACCCATAGTCCAGAGGAGCAGTAACCGGAAAGATAGTCCAGCCATTGCGCCATAGGTAGGTGAATCTAGTGGCACACTCAATGTCCATTTGATTCCAGCCCCAGTCCGTGAACATGCCTGTAGTGGTTGGCACAAGTGTGCAATCAACTGCAACCATGATATTGATCTTATCGAAGTCTGAGTAGAACTCCGCATTGATAGGCACATAGTTCATGCCCTCAACCAGATCAGCAGTTCCCTGGTCAAGTATCTTTCCATCTTGAGTCTGAAAGACATACCAAGGAATACCAGCCACAGCAGGCCCGGCATTGTAGATGTAGATTTGCTTTACTCTTAAAGCCAAATACTTGCTGCCCTGAATGCTCACAAAAGCCCCTTTCAGGATAGCCTCTTCAGGAACAACCTGAACCTGCTGCCATTGCTGCACGAATTGCTTGCGAGTCTGGAAAAGCACTTGATCTAGCTGAGCCTCTGCTGAAGTAAAGAGTGCAGCCTGCACATCACGCTTCATGCGAACATAGCTCACAGATTGAGCTGAGTTCCACATGCCAACATAAGAGGCCTGCTCAGGAGTGGCAATCTTATCAAGAAGTTCCGAACTCATGCCCGGATAATCGTTGATGTAGAGGCCAGACAGAGGAGCATCAGCAGTGCATCCTATTAATCCAATGTAATCTTGCAGGCAATTCATATCACAAAGTTAAGGATTATCCGCACTCCCAATATTAGGTGCTGTAATTCTGAATATCTTATTAGTCAAGGCTACCCATGCACTTAGCACCTGCCCCAAAATGAACATCAGGACAGAATCTGATTGTTCTACTTTTTGGATTTTATAGAGCCAACCGACTCCACCAAGCAGGCCAACAAGCACAATAGAGGTGCAGGTGTAGGCATAGACCTGCATGCGTTTACTGAACAGCGCATGACTCACATGCCGGGAATAAGGCTCTTTAACAGCCCTCCCACGAACTTGCCTCTTCTCTCCGCCCTGTCCTGCTTGATTGTCTTGTTCTGCTGACATGAATCGAGATAAATGACTGACTTACCTAGGCCTTTGATTTGAATTTTCATGCTATCAACAGACTCAATCATCCTGTTCTGCCTAATGTTACTATTGGTCAGCCTCTCCTGATTCAGGGCTATCAGATTGTCAATCTTCTTGTGGTTCATATTAGTAACATAAACATCGCCTCCGATGTAGATGACAACAGCCACCAGAACAACTGCGAACTCCTTTGATAATTTCATCTAAATAAGTTTTTG